ATTCTTTTTTATAATTCTCAATATATATTTTTTTAATACTGTTTGGTAAATTATCTAAATTTAAATTATTTGCTTCATATATTTTTAATTCTTCAATATTATTATGTAAATTATCTATTACATATTGATTATTACAACTATCCATAGTTAAACTTTTAATATTTAATGGAATGACTATTTCTTGATTAAAACATTTTCTAAAAGTTAAATGTGTTAAATTAATATTATTTGATAAATCTATTTCTTGATTAAAATAACATCCTAAAGTTAAATGTGTTAAATTAATATTATTTGATAAATCTATTTTTTGATTAAAATAATATTCAAAAGTTAAATGTGTTAAATTAATATTATTTGATAAATCTATTTTGTGATTAAAATAATATCCAAAAGTTAAATGTATTAAATTTATATTATTTGATAAATCTATTTCTTGATTAAAATTGCTTCCAAAAGTTAAATGTGTTAAATTTATATTATTTGATAAATCTATTTTTTGATTAAAATATCTTCCAAAAGTTAAATGTGTTAAATTAATATTATTTAATAAATATATTTCTTGATTAAAATTGCTTCCAAAAGTTAAATGTGTTAAATTTATATTATTTGATAAATCTATTTCTTGATTGAAATTATTATAAGTATAATTTTTTTTATATTGATATTTATATTTATTATTTGTTTCTAATGCTATTAAAGGATGATTATAAATAATAAACATAACCTTTTTATATTTATTAATTACATCATAATATTCAGTTAATTCTTCATTAAAATTAGGTTTAAATATTAACCAATTATCTACAACACAGTAATTATTTTCCATTTTTATTATTTAATTTTAATACATAAATAAATTTTCAATTTTTTAATAATAAATAACTGTATAATCTTTAAAATCATTAATATATGTATAATCTTCATCACATTTAATAGTTTTAAGATTTTTAGGAATTTTTTTTATTTTTAAATTATAATATGTTAATTCTAAATATTCAATAGAGTTTGGTAAATTATTTAATGGTTTAAAATATTCTTCAATATATAATTTTGTTATACTATTTGGTAAATTATCTAAATTTAAATCATAACAAGATAATATATGTAATTCTTTAATATTATTACTTAAATTATCTATTATATATTGATTATCACAACAATTTAATTTTAATTTTTCAACACTTTTTGGAATAGTAATATTTTTATCATAATCACCATTAATTTCTAAACATATTAGATTATTATTATTAGATAAATTTATAATTTGATTAAAATCCCAACCAAAAATTAAATATTTTAAATTAATATTATTTAATAAATTTATTTCATTATTAAAGTTCCATCCAAACTCTAAATATTCTAATTTAATATTTTTTGATAAATCTATTTCTTGATTTAGATTATCATCAAAATATAGATGTGTTAAATTATTATAAACTGATAAATCAATATCTTTATTGAAAATAATATTAATATATTTTTTATTTTTAGGAGTAATATATGATGTTAAATAATATTTATTACCTTTTCTTAAATTCATATATTCATTATTTTTAATCATTTTATGTTAAAATTATATTAAATTAATAATTTTTACCACTTAATAACTTGTTATTATTTATATAAATTACCAATTTTTGATAAATTAAAATATCCAAAATAAAAAATTGAAATTAAAATTTAAAATATATAGTAATAATATAATATCTATGATTATGGATAATAATATGAGTATAAAAGAAGAAGATAATAATGTTAAAAACACATTTAATTATAAATCTTTACAAGATTATATTGATAATAATATATCCGAAAAAGGTAGTAAAAATGAAACTCATCAATTAGTTAAAGATGATGGGTATAGAACAAATTTTATAGTTAAAGATGAAAATTATGTAAATTTTATAAAATTTTATGCAAATGAAAAAGAAAATAAAGATAATAAAATGAATATAATGGAAAAATCAAGAGATATTGGTCCATTATATTTTGATTTTGATTTTAAAGTAAATGATAAAAATAGATTATTTACTAATAAAGATATTCAAAATATAGTTCGTAATATGAATGTAATTATTAAAAAATATTTAAATGTTAAAATTAAAACTAGTGATGATAGTGATGATGAGGATGACAATAATAAATATTTAATTGAAGATGAATTAACAACATATATATTATATAAAAATAAACCTGTGTATAATAAATCAAAAGAAAAATATTGTGATGGAATACATATTCATTATCCGAATTTAATATTAACTTCAGAGAATAGATTATTAATATATGATAAAATTGAATCAAGATTAGAAGATATGGAATTTATTGAAAGAATAATTGAAAAAACAAATGAAAATATTAAGGAGATATTTGATAAAAGTGTAATGTTTAAAGATAAATGGTGGTTCTTATATAAATCTGGTAAAAAAGTAGATAATAAATTTAATATATATAAGTTGAAATTAAAAATTTATAGTGATGGTTATGTTAAAGAAGATGTTAATATGAATGATAAAAAAATAATAAAAAAATTAAGAATAAGAAATGTATATAATGAGGAAGATATTATTACATTAAAATTAAAATATTTAGAAGCGATGAATAGTAAAAAGACATTTTTTATTGAAAATAATAATAAGAAAGATAATAATTTACAAATTAATTTAAATATTGAAAAAAAAAATAAAGTAGGTAATAAATCAACTAATGAAGAGAATGCTATAAAATTATGTAGTATATTGACATCAGAAAGAGCAACTAATTATGGTTCATGGCGTGATGTTGGTTATGCTTTGTTTAATATTTCACCAAATTTAAAAAATAATTTTCATAAATTTTCAAAATTATGTGGTGAAAAATATGATGAGAATAGTGTTAATAGATTTTGGGACGGATGTACTATAAAAAATGATAGTAATTATTTGTATGGTTTAGAACAATGGGCTAAAAAAGATAATTTAACAAAATATAATGAATATTTAACAAATAAATTAAATGAATCATTTAATAAAAATATTGATACTAAAGCGGATTATGATTTAGCAAGTGTTGTATATGATATGTATAAGAATGATTATTCTTGTAGTGGTGTAGAAGGAGGTCAAATATGGTGGGAATTTATAGATCATAGATGGGCTCAAACAGAAAATGGTGCATCATTAAATGTAAAATTATCTGAAGAATTTGCTTATCATTTATCTCAAGTATCAATATTATATTCAAATAAATTAAATGCAACAAATAATGACGATAAAGAATCAATGGTAGATATTGAAAAAAAAGGAAAAGATTTTTTCTCATTAATTAGAAAATTTAAAACACAATCATTTAAAAAAAAAATATTAGCTGAGGCTGGCAATATATTTTTTATTAAAAATACAGTAAAAAGAAAAAGAAAGAAATTTATTGAATTATTAGATGCTAAATGTAATTTAATTGGTTTTGAAAATGGTGTATATGATTTAGATACAATGACATTTAGAGCTGGTAAGCCAGATGATTATATTACATTTTCAACTAGATATGATTATATTGAGTATAAAAATAACAAAACTGAAGATTTTAAAAAAAAGGAAAAAATATTAGATGATTTTTTTCTGTCTATTCAACCTGAAACAGATTCAAATGAATTTTTAAAATTATATTTAGCATCTATATTATATGGTCGTAATAAAGATCAATTAGCTTTAGTATGGTCTGGTAGTGGTGCTAATGGAAAAGGAACATTAACAAAATTAATGCAAAATGTTTTAGGAGATTATTACTCTACTACTGATCCTACATTAATTACAAGACAAAGAAGATCTGCTGGAGAAGCTTCTCCACATTTGGCGGATAAAAAAGGTAGAAGATGGTTAGAAGTATCTGAACCAGATCAAGATGATAAAGTAGAAACAGGTATATTAAAAACATTAACTGGTGAAGATGTAATTCAAGCAAGACCTTTATATGAAAAACCGTTTTATTATATACCGCAATTTAATTTTACATTACAATGTAATGATAAACCAAAACTAAAATCAGATGATGGTGGTGTTAGAAGAAGAATTCGTGTATTAACATTTCCAAATAAATTTATTGATAATCCTAAAAAATCTAATGAACGAAAATTAATAAATAATATTGATGATAAATTAGAAGAATGTAAAGATGTGTTAATGTGGTTATTAATTAATGTTTATTATATTAAATATAAAGAATGGGGAACATTAAAAGGACATGAGCCTAAAACTATGTTAGAAGATTCAGCTGAATATATTGATAAATCAAATACAATTAAAATATTTTTTAATACAAAATATTCAACTACTGATAATAAAAATGATAAAATACATCTTTCAGATATATGGGATGATTATCAAGAATGGCATAAAAATAATTATCCTTCTATTAAAAATATAGATCAACCTAAATTAGTAGAATATATCAAAAATAATGGATTTGAGCTTAATTCAAATCATACTAAAATATATAAAATATCTAAGAAAGATAATACAGATGAAGATGAAGATTAAAATAATATATATTATGTCATTAATAAGATAAAAAAAAATTGAAAAAAAATTATTTTAGTGTTATTAATTTAAAAATAGTGTCTGTATATCACTAGTAATGAATTGTTCTCATGAAATCAACAATGTGTATTATAATTTAATTACAAGTCATATTATAGAACAAAAAAAAACTTATTAAAATAATAAATAATATTGAAAAAATATAAAAATTATTATTAAAAAAAAAACATTTTGATTTGTAAAGATACACAAATTATTATTTAAAAAGAAAAGAACCATCTTTTGATAAAATACTATTAATTCTTTTAGATTGTAGTATATCATAATAAATATTTTTATTAATTTTAAAAATTTTTTTAATAGTTAAAAGATTATTATTATATTTATTAAAATTTTCATCACTTTGTAAATCAATTAATAATTTACCATTAAATAATTCATATTTATTTTGTTCTAAAGCATAAATATCATCACTAAATTCACAAGAAAAACCTAAAATATTTCTGGGTGATCTAAATACTCTAGTTTGAATTGTTTCCATGCCACCAGGTTTTTTTATTAATCCAAAATCAGTTAATTTAATTTTTATATCTTTTAATTTTTCTTTATAAAATTTAATATCTTTTTCTATATCCCTATTTTTCTTTTCCACTTCATCATTATCTAAATTTAAAATAAAATTGTTTATTTCATTTATATGAAATTTATCATATTTAATATCAAATTCATTAAATTCAGAATCAAATGATGAAGCACTTGTGTTATATGAACTAATACTTTCATTATCACTTTCTTCCTCAATACTTTCCTCAATACTTTCATCCATATTATCTTCATCACTTTCTTCAAAATCACTTTCATAATCTTCATCAATTATTTCTTCTAAATTAAATTTAAATATTACATCATCAATTAATGATAATAATTTATCATTTGTTGAGTGGATTAAATTACCATTTTTATTATTTTTTTTTTTAAAAAAATTACTAAAATCATATTTATTAACATAATCAATAATCTTTTTTTGTAATATATTTAAACCACAAACCAAAAAATTTTCCATTTTAATATCTGCGTGTAAATATCCACACTTATGAATATAATCAATTCCTTTTTTCATTTGTTCATAAATATTTTCTTTATATTCATCTTTAAAATCAAAGTCTAATAATTTACACATATCATATAATGAAATTGCCATTACTTCATTTATAATAATCATATCATCTTTATATTTAAATCCACCATCATTATAATGTATGTATTCTGATTTTTTATCTTCAAATGTAATAATATTATTTATATCAACTTCTCTTTTATATTCTTTATCTCTTTCTTTTTTAAAAATTTTTAAAGCCTTACAATTAATATTAAATTTTCCCTTATTTTGCTTTAATGTTTTTACATAATCCTTTATTTCAATACAATACCAAATTTTAGATGATATTCCAGAACCAAGAACATATATCAATAAATAAATAATATCCAACTTTTCATTATAAATAATTTTATTCATAATGAAGTATAAAAAAATATTTATAATTAATTTTAAAATATTTAAATATTTACATTATATTCTCCAACTACAATATCATTATCTAATTCACTCCAATTATGTTCGAATCTACTTTCTTGTTGATTAATATTTTCACCCATATAAATTTTGAATTCATTTGCCATTTTAACAACTTTCTCATTAAATACATTTGTATTCATTATATCATTATCATCTAAATTATTAATTATCTCTCTCTCTTCATCATTCATTTTTTCAAAAAATTCAAATTCAATATTAAATAATTCAGGAATATTTATTTCCTCATTTTCATTATCTTTCATATCATCCTTTATATTTTTATATGTTCTATATTTACCTTTTAGTTCAACAATCTTATCCTGAACTATCTCTCTCTTCTTTTTTAATAAATTATGTTCCTCTTTTTTATCAATCATTAACCTTTTTTTAATTTTATCTTTTCTATTTTTATCTTCATAAAATCTTTTCATTAATTTTTCACAATCATCAAAAACACATTTATCATCATTTATATTCTCATTTTTAGTGAATAATCCAATATCAAGATTAACATCTTCTTCAATATTATTATTTTTTAAATATTTATCTTTATTAGAATTACTTTTGGAAAATAATTCCATATCTAATTCAAATATTTCTTCATCGTTATTTTTTTCATTTGATAAATCTAAATTGATTTCTTCATTATCACTTTCAATTTCAATTTCATTCATAATGTTATTTTTATTCAAAATATTGTTTTTATTCAAAAATTTATTAATTGTATTAAAACCAAATGAATTGTCAATATTATATTCTTCAATTTTATTTGTATTACTTTTTTTCATAAAATATTTTTTGCCTTTTCCATTTGTAAAATATATTTCAAATGAATTATTAGAACAAAATGATATAAAGTAAATATTTTTACAATATTCATTATTTTGATTAAAAGCTTGCTCCATTACCATAGTTAAAGCTTTTTGCTTTGTTGTATTATTAATAACAGGTATTAATGGATTTTTATTAACAAAAATGTATTCAGTCATTATATCTTAGATTTATTTTTAAAACTTTAAATATTTTTTATTAATAATATTATATGTTGTTAGTTATAATATTTATAATTATTATATCAATTTTTTTTATTTATAATAATAAAACAAAAAAAATAGAAAATTTTAATATAACAGATAATATTGATAATTTGGAAATTATGAAAAGGTCACCCACTTATCAAAACTTAATTAAAAAACTATTAAGTGATAAAAAAGAATTTTTCACTGAAGAAGAACTTGATATTATGAAAAATAAATTTCAATTTTACGATACTGAAGATGGTATTAAAAATATAACATCAAATGTTTTAAAAGAAACAAAAAATGATAATTCAGAAAATTTAAAAAATGAAATATCTATAACCGGTAATATTTTTACAAATCCTGCGTTTAATGATATTCTTAATGGTTTTCAAAATAAAAAAGATTTAGATTGTAAAGATGTTAAAGTATTACAAAGACCATTATATTTAAATAATTATTATTATGATATGTATGGAAATAAAATTGAAGCATCATTAAAAGATTATATTAATGATTATCATATAAGAATTAATAATAATAATAATGAAGGGCAAAAAGTAAATATTATAAAAGGAAAAAGTAATTTTATAATCCCAAATCAATTTGACACTCTAAAATATCAAACAAATGCTTATAATATTGATTGGAATAGAATTATTAATCCCATGACTACTTATTAATAAAAATTGAAATCAAATTACATATAAATTATAATATTACTAACAATGGAAAATACAAATTTGACAGATAATAACTTATTACAATATTATAATTTAATTGAAGAAGAAAATAATGAAATATGGAAACTGGTGATTAAATTAAATGAAGAATTTGATGATAAAGTGGAATTATTAGAAAAACTTCATTTATTATTAAGAATTATTAATAAAAATAAAGAAAAAAAAAATTGATTTATATATTATATATTAATAATTAATAATAATAAATATGTCTTCAAAGAATACAACCGAAAATAAAGCTATTAATTTAAATAATACAGATGAAATAATTTTATTTCTCAATAAACATAATGAAGAATTTATTGATAATTATATTAAAAATAATAAAATTAATTTAGATACTCTTAAAAAAAAGATTGAAGATTTATCAGTAGAAACAAAAAATGAAATTGATGAAATTATTACTGTAATTTTTGAAAAAAGACAAAAACAAGAAGAATTAAATGAAAAATTAAATAATACTTTTGAACAATATAAAAAATTAAATAATATTTCTAAAAATAATGATGTATCAAATTTAACCATTGATGATGTAAAAAAATCTAAAGAAAAATCAACTAAAATAACTTCCAAAAAGAAAACAGTTGAAGAGAAACAAGAAGATGTTGAAGAGAAACAAGAGGATATTAAAGATACTACAGAAACTGTTGAAGAAAAACCTAAAAAGAAATCAACTAAAAAAACAAAACCAAAAGAAGATATTAATAATGAAGTAGTTGAAGAAAATAAGGAAGAAGAAAAACCTAAAAAGAAAACGGTAAGAAAAACAAAAAAGAAAGAAGAAACTGATAATAATGAAGAAATTAAAGAAGAAAAGACAAAAAAGAAAACAACAAAAAAAAAGGATAATTAGTTTTATTATCATTTAATTAAATAAAAAAATTTTTTTTAGTTATTAATAAATATTAATATTATTTATTAACTTTAACTATTATTAACACTATCTGAACTATCTTCATCTTCTTTACCTTGAATAAATTTTTTAAATTTTTCATCATCTTCCATTTTTGTATAATCTTTAAATAATTTTTTATCTTCTTTTTTATCTATTTTTAATCCAGAAACTTTTTCAAAATAATGTTTATTAATTTTATCTGGTTTTGATGGATCATAACGCCATTCCAAAAGATGATTTTTAGATCTTCTTAAAGCATCTCTTTGTTTTCTTTTTCTTACAGGATTAATAGTTTTACCTTTACATTCAGAGAAAAAACTTTGAAATAATGTATCATCTTTTATAACATTTAATTTAGTATTTTTAAAATAATAACTTCTAAAATTAATAATACCATTTAAGTATTTATATAATCGGTCATTCATATCATTTTCATTATCAACTCTAACTTTTAATAAATTAATTAAAGTATGTAAAATATTAAAATCAAAACTTGCTATATTTATTTCATCTTTTAAAGTTTCTATTTTATTATCTTCAAACATTATTGCTTTTTTTATTTTATATGGAATACATCTATAATTATTATCATATAAATATATTAATGGAACTCTATGTTTTCCATTTTTATAATAAACAACTATTGAAGAACCATAATATTCTAATAAAGGGTAATATTCATCATACTCTAAATTATCTATTTTATGAATATATTTAACTAAATTTTCTCCATCTTCTTCATAATTAGTAGAATAAATTTCATAATATGGAATATTAATATAATTATATTTATTACCACTTATTTCAGAATATTTCAAATAATAATTATAACAATATAATCCAGAAAATATAAAATTTTCTTGCTTTACTAAGTAATTTTTAAACATACTATTTAATATTTTATTAATTTCATTATTCTTATATTCTTTAATTTGTAATTTTTCAGAAATATAAGGCAATGGATATAATTTATCCAATGTTTTAAACCTTGACAAATTTTTTTCTAAAATTCTATAACTTGTTAAAGGATCTGTAAAAACTCTAAATTTATCAATCATTGCAAACCAAGGATGGATATATCTTATTCCATCTATTTCAATAAAACGAATGTTTTTATAAATATTATTTGGAATATAACTAATATCACAACATTCAATATCCAAATTTGGATAAATTTTAAATGTATCTTTATGTTGAGCTTCTTTAGCAAAAATAGGACCATGTCCTGCTTCTAATAAACGATTTGATATTTCAACAACATCTTTTGTTGGCTCTGGTGAATAAAAATCAATATCTGGTTCATCTAATAAATCATCATAAAATCTATATTTTTTATCTTTATTTGCAAATAATTTATCTAAAGCAAATCCACCATATATTTTTCTTTTTTTCTCTTTAATATAATTCATAACAATATTATAAATATCTAATTTATCTTTAGCTGAAGGTTCTAAAACTTCATTTTGTTTTTCTTTAGCATTTTTTTGAATAAATTCTAAATTTTCATTGAAATTTTCCTCACTAATATCATCCGTTAAAGATAATGAACTCATAATATAGTATATAATATATAATATTAAATAAT